GCTTCGACCAGGGCAGAACTCAGATAGCATTCCGCTGACTTGCCGCCCCAGGTCAGGCAGACCGCGCCGCGGTCCGTATCTATCCAGCAAGTCGGCCCGCCCAGGGTTACATACGCTTTTACCCCGCTATACTCCAGCCCGGACGTAATGACATACTCGATGTCAAGCGCGTCAGCGAAGTAATCCCAAAGGTCGGCCGGTTCTCCGTCTTCATTCGCTCCGCAGCCCTCGTGGCACGCGCGCAGCTCCTCGGCGATGTGCTTGCAATACTCGAAATTTTCTGTCTGCTCGTCTCTGATCATTGTTTTTTCTGTCTGCATGGTGTATCCTCCTTTTATAGTATGTTTTATGGTGTACTATGCTTTATGGACCGGTGGCCGGGTGAGATCCGGCCCCGCGTCCGTTTTGCCTGTCTTATGCTGCCGCTGTCCTGCTCTCAATAACCTTTTCAGTAAATGCTTCCATTATCATTCGCGCCGCGTCTCTCATGGTGGCCGCGTGCCTTGATAGGCAGCTTGTACCCTCGTAATGACTGATATAGTATGCGGGCGTTTTGCCGGTGGCATCGTCTCCCGGGTATTCCGTCAGCCTCATATCGATTATCAGATCCGCCCAGACCCCCGCCGGGTGTACGCCCGCTGGGATATGCGCCACATCGACCCGGCCCGCGTTCCACAAGTCATCTTTTCCGCATTTGTTCATACGGTTAAAAATCTTCTTTGTGACCTGCCCAAGCCGCTGCCGCTCGTCTTCCAGCGCGTGCGCGTTTGTGTGATCGACGCAGAAAAGCGCGGTCTCTGTCGTTTGTGCTGTCTCGTCAAACATCCCTTTAGACGTGTAAATGTAGGTTACCTGTAAATAGCTGCGTTCCATGTTTTTTCCTCCTGTAGTGGGTGCTGGGATATATTGCTTTACATATCTTATATCGGGTATTATAGTATATTGCTTTACCTATTGTCAATAAACTATATGTAAAGTTATATAAACTATAGGTAAAGTAATAGCGTCAACACTGTCAACACTGTCAACAAATATAATTGTGCGCAATGCAACAAGCGTCAACACTGTCAACAAAACTTTGGATTTTTCTGTTGACGGTAAAATGCTATAAAACAAAGGGTTACAGTGCTATTGTCAACACTGTCAACAAAAAGTGATTATATAAAGATGATATTAAAAAAGGTATATAAAATATAGTGTTGTACATATAAATACGGCCTTATATAGGGGGTATATATAGGGCGCTTTGTTGACAGTGTTGACAGTGTTGACAGAGTTCACGCTGCGGCCCATTCCGGGCGTGATCTGCTCCGCCCTGCCGCCGTTGTGATCATCCCCGGGTCGCCCAGGACGGAGAGAGGCCTGCGGAAGGTCTGCCGGTCGTCCTGCTGCCGTTGTGATCGTCTCCAGGTCTCTGGGCGCGTCTCTCGGTCCTGCTGCCCGGCATGATCTCCGGAGCAGGTCAGCAGGTCAGCAGGTCAGCGTGATCATTGTGCAATGTGACGACGTCGACGCGGATCACATGAAAAATAATCAATCGTTTTAACTTTTTTCGTGTTTATTTATTCGATAAAGCGTTATTTTGCGAATAGTTGCGCGAAAAACGTACAAGTGTTCGGGAAAAACGCAAAGAAGCGAACGTGCGTTCGAGAGGAGGAGCCGCCACCACAGAATTTCAATCAAAAAGGGTTCTACCCTTCAAAACCCTCAAACCCCCTCCCCGCAAGGGTTTCAGCCGATTTCACAAGGCAATCGTCAATAATCCGAAAAAAGTGCTTGACAATCTGACATCAAAATCCGTAATATGGTAGTGAGTTAAACTATACCCACAAGATGTTGAAGTGTCAGACGAGATCGCAGAGATCGGCTGGCGCTTTTTTATGCCCAAGCGACATGCGACGACAAGATGGCGTCGTAGGTCGCTTTTTTCATGCCCGGAAATAGGACTATGGGAAGACCACGTAAGACGACAACAGAAGAGATGCTGGACGAGAACGGTCTGACGGTAGCGCAGGAAGCGTACTGCCGAAGCCGCGCTGCTGGGAGGACTGCGAACGAGGCGTACCGCGACGCGCATGGCGAAGACGTGTCGAACGTCACGGTCAAGGCACGCGAGTACGAAGACCTGGACAAGGTACGCCTGCGGATCAAATCGCTCCGTGACCAGGTCAGTGAGAACCTGATCGTGGAGTTGGAGGAGATCAAAGCGGATCTGACGAAGATCGCGACGGACGAGAACCGCCCGGACGGCGTACGGCTGAAAGCATATGACCAGATCACGCGGATGATCGGCGGGTATCAGGACCGGCTGGACATCAGCGGGTCGTTCGGCATCAAGGAGACGGAAGACGCGCTGTCGGGGCTGCTCGAAGGATAAGCACCGATGGCAACGGACAGAGAGAGGTTACAAAAGCTGTTGGCGTTATCCGGCTGGCGAGGTGCGCCGTTCGGCGTGCTGACAGACGGTTCGGGCAGGCGTGCGGGCAGGGGATACACCCCGACGCACTATAAGCGTAACACGATAGCTCCGGGTGACCGGCAGAGGCTGGCGAAGCTGGGGATGGTGAAGCTGTTCAGTCACTTCCACGCGTTCCCGCACTACACGCAGGCGTTGATCGCCGGGGTTATATTCAGCGGTGAGTACGACAAGGTAGCGATCATATCGCCGTCGCAGTACGGTAAGTCGATTCTGATGGGCTGGGTCGCGCTGGCGTATGCGTACACGGGCCATAAGGTGAACGTGGCCGCTGCGACGGCGGATAAAACCGAGATCATCATGCGTTACTGCATGAGTGCGGCGGCGCAGGCGAACCAGGACATAAAGAAGGCCCTGACGCAGGAGGCGCTTAAAAAAGTCGATAAGCTGGACCAGTCGATCAGTAAGACGCGTCTGAGCTTCCCCGGGAAGGGCAGCGTGCAGGGCGTAACGCTGGGCGAGACGTTCGCGGACGTGAGTCGTAACAAGGCGATCGGTGAAAGCGGTGCGTGGATCGTAGACGAGGCGGCGCTGGTGTCGTCGCAGGCGATGGCCGAGATCGGACGTCGTGAGTTCTCGTCGATCGACGGCGTCGTGGAGCCGTTGGTGATGATAAGCAACCCGCATAACCCGGGGTATTTCTACGACTTCGTGACGAAGGCGGAGATGAAACCGCGGGAGTGCGTCATATGGATGGACGCGCTGACGATGGTGCAGGAGGGCAGGACGACCGCGGAGGCGGTGTTGAACAGTGAGTTCATCGACCACCGCGAGACGTTGCAGAAATATCTCCTGTGTGAGCTGCCGAGCATCGGCACGGGTATGTTCGACGACGTGCGGGTGCGCATGTCGAATACTGCGGAAGAAGGCAGCATACCGGTGCTGGGTATCGACGCGGCGTATAAGGGCAAGGACAAGATCCAGGTCTGTCTGGCGCGGATCGAAGAGGGCCAGAAGGTGTACTTTGAAGCGGTGGAGTCGATCGACGAGAAGGGCGAGTGGGTCGACGGTGTCACCGGTAAGAACATCATAAAACGAATCGTACGGCTGTACCGTAAGCTCGGCGCGGTCATATGCTGCGTAGACGAAGGCTGGGGCGTGTGGCTGAAGGAAGGACTGATCGAGTACGGCGTCAACGCCAAAGGCATAAACTTCTCATCCGGTCCGACATCGGAACGTGTGAAGGAGCATGTGTACTCGGCGGTGCACGCATGGCGCGTGAGAGACGAGATGCACCTCGACTTGCAGGACTTCATCGAGCATCAGGCGTGTGAGTTCGCGCCAGAGGTGTACAAGCAGATCGAGGAGGTCCTGCCGCTCGTGACATGCGGCCTGACTGCCGGAGGGAAGACCAAGGTCGTGTCGAAGGATGAGATCAAAGCGAAGATCGGGCACTCACCGGACGCGTTCGACGCGGTGCTGTTGGCGCTGCACGCGGCTATACTGTACAGCCTCGAGAATATCGTGTACATGACGGAGTAAAAACAGAGAGGAGAACAGAGAGATGCCATCAGCGGATGCTTTTACGCTATCTGCGCGGGTGCCGCACAAGATAGCAGATGAGTTTAAGAAAATGGCGGACAGCCTGGGGCTGACGCCGAACGCATTAATCAAGGACATGGTAGAGAGGGCGGTCACGGGGCAGCCCTCTTTTGTTACCGGCACATCCACGCCACAGGAGAATGCGGAAGCCGCGCGGGCAGAGATTGAGACCGCCCAGCTGCACGTACCGCCGATGTACGGACCCGCGCTGACGCTGATCGATGATCTGACGGACGCGGGCTACCCGGACAGTGAGATACAGAGCGCACTGACAAAGGTGCGTCGGGAGATGCTGTGAACAACAGTGATTTTATAAACGACGTTCTGGACGACATGAACAACTGCACGGACACCTGTGTGGACATCCCGCAGACCTGTCCGCCGACAGGCGGTAAGGTGGTGAACATCAACTGGCTGGTCGAGAACCTGCCGGGGATGAACTACGTCAAGAACCGCGCGCTAAATTACATATTTTCGAACGGACTGACCGCAGGCGGTAAGGACGACGACAAGAAGCTGAATCACTGGCTGTTCGAGCAGAAAAACGACATCGGTTCGTCGAACTACCTCGTACTGCGCGAAGCGATCGGTTACGCGATCGTGTACGGCGAGTGCGGCCTGCGTATGTACAACGGCAATTTGTACAAGTACGAGAAGGGTCACTTCGGCATTTTGTACCAGAAGATAGACGGCGTACAGCGTATCGAGGGGTATTTCATCCACGAAAAGGGCGATGCCATCGAGGGCGACATCGACCAGCAGGAATGGCAGGAGTGGAACAGCTTAGAGGACATCTACACGTGGTTCAAGGAAAAGAAGCTGATCCTTCTCGACCCGAACGAGTTCACGAACCTGCGCAATGAGACGGCGTATCTGCACGGCATGTCGCCGCTGTTGCAGGATAAGCAGCGTATCAAGCTGTTACTGTCTGTGTACGAGCGCCTGAATTACGACATCGAGTATGACGGTCCGGGCCGTATTATTCTGCACGCGAAGAGCCGGTCGGATAACGAGGAAGAGGTCTCTGCGACCGGGCAGTTCCAGAACAACTCCGGCCCTGCGATCAAAGAACGATTTAGGAACGCCATGCTGGAGGCAAAACGGTTCCTGCGGGATCTGAAGGGGTCATCGTCGGATCAGGTGCTGTTACTGTCTGACGGCTTCGAGAAGGACATCACGCACCTGCCGCGTGTCACGAAAGCGACCGAGTTCATGACATGGCTCGAGAGCGAAGGCACGATCATGGCGCAGGTCCTTGGCATGTCGTCCGTCCTGGTTGAAGTCGGTAAGTGGTCCGGTAACGTCTCGATGGAAAAGGTCATCGACGACGCCATGGTCAACACAATCGTGCCGTTGCGCGAGATGTACGCCGTACAGTTCTCTCAGATGATCTGTAATCACCTGAAGGTCGGCAAGGTGTACTTCGACAAGTACGACATGAAACAGGCCGAGGACGAGAACGTGGCGCGTCAGAAGATCGCCGGCGTGATCCGTGACCTGGCACTGTCCGCGAAGAACTTGCAGGCGGCCAGTGAGACGGGCGAGAAGTACGCGGAGGCGGAGAGCAACATCAGCAAGCTGTTGAATGAGGTTTCCGAAGTGCTGCGGAAGTCATTGTATGACGAAAACAATGAGATTCGCACGCTATAAATACACAAAACAGAGAGGAGAAACACAATGTCGGAATTAAAGGAATTACTGGAGAAGACAGAAAACATCACGCCGATGGGCACGGCAAACGGCAAAAAGATCGTATCGATCGAGGAGCAGCGCGATCTGGCGCTTTTGGAGTTCCGAACGGGGAGCGCAAAGCTCGGCACGATACGGTTTAACCCGGACGGTTCGGTTGCCGGAGTGGACAGCGAGTATGTGGCGGTCAATCCGGACGTGTATTACATCAACCGGTACAAAAAGGTCAAGGATTCCTTGTACGTCGTGACAGACTACCGTGCAATCAAGGATCAGGACACGGGGCGCGTGTACGCGAAGATGATCCCTGCGGCTGTGATCAAACGCGACGACAAGGGAAATCTTGTGCTGGACAAGATGGTGACGATCAGCGACGCGGAGTTTGTTGCAGATTTTACCCATATATTAAACAGAGAGGCGATGGCGCAGATCAAGCCATTGATTGACACTGGAGTAGGGGTCACGTCTGATGACCTCGGGATTTAACGAAAGGAGTTTGCAGACATGGCCAATCAGATGAACCAGAAGGTCGTAATCACGACATTCAGCGGCTTCAGCGTAACGGCTGATGACGCGGTCAAGAAGGGTCAGGGCACAGCTGCGGCAGGCGCGTTGGAGAACCATCGCGACGTATACGTCGACGACGGTACGAACATCACATACGTGCCGTTCAAAGCGGTCGATCATGCCGTTATCACCAAGGAAATGACGACTGTTGCCGATCCTGATGACACCATCTGCCCTGATCCGGTAACGCCGTAAGGAGGTAGGAGATGCACTTTAGAAACACACAGGAAATGCTTCAGTTTTACTCCTCTCAGGCGGAAGACCTTCGCGTAACAGAGAAAAAGAAGGCCGAACCGGCAAAAGAGGAGCCGAAGGAAGCGCCGCAGGTAGAGATGCGGCCCAGACGTGGAAGAAAGGCGTAATCATGGCGCAGTATTACAAGCTGATCGATGCGGAGAACAGCTCGCGGACGTTTAATCTGCCGCACATGGAGAACGGCAAGGCCGTGTATCGGTTCCGGACGATGCACCCGGGCGAGAAGTACACGGTGTATGCCGATGACGAGCTGTTCATCAGCAAGATTAAAGAAGACGCCGTGGTCCTGCTTGACTACACGGATGAGCGAAAGCGGGCACTGGATGCCTGCGGTGCAAGGTATGAGGAAACCAAAACCAGATGCTGCGGCGGAAGACGGAAGCTGAAGGTCTGGCTGGTGGAGGTGGTCGAATGAACATCATCGACGAACGGAAGGTACGCACCATCCGTAGAAAAATGAGAAAGCGTGAATTTGACAAGATGTACACACTGTCGGCGGGAGAGCGATCCCAGACAGTCAGACTCTTGGATGAAGGGGCAGTTATGGGATATAACAGCCCCTTGTTTTATATCAAAAAAGGCACGCTTGCGAAGTATCTCCGGAATCTGCCGAACGATTACGTCGGCACGATTAATCTGGGGCATATGGATTTTGCGACGTTTCCGTTCATCCTCGGTACGTGGACGAAACAGGACTTACACCTGGTCGATATCGGTGACGGACGGCAGGCGCTCGACGTAGATTTACGTCTTGACGAGGGAAACACGTTCGTGCAGGAGCTTCGCCGCGCGCCGTATTCGTTGGGTGTGTCCGCGGAGTTCACGTATCACGTGGATGAGGCAAACACAAAAAAGTACAATCTGGAGATTTTGGATGAGATTTTCATCGGCAATTTCGCGATTGTCGGTGAGTGCGGCAACGTAAACTCGTCCGGAATCAGACTGAAAGGAGACAGCGACATGACAGTACAACAGTTGAGTGCCGCCCTTGAAGGTGAACACACCGATCTTGGCGCGATCAACGAAAAACTGGCTGCGCTTCTGGAACAGGATGCCGAAAAGCAGCTGACGACCGCTGAAGAGGAAGCGGCGGAAGAGCAGAAGGAAGCGCCTGCCGAAGAGCAGAAAGAAGAACAGCCCGAAGAGCAGAAGGACCAGCCGGAAGAGCAGGAGGAAACGTCCGTCGAGGAAGCTCCTGCGGAAGAGCAGAAGGAACTCGCGGCTGTCGAGGGCATGTTCAAAGAGCTGACGGCGAAGCTGGAAGCGATGGCGGCGGAGAACGCCAAGCTCCAGGCGAAACTGGAAGCGAAAGAAAAAGCAGAACAGGACTTCATCGCACGGTTTAAGAACCTGTCCGTGAGCCTGTCAACAGAGAGCGTAACTGAGGTGTCGGAAGTGCCCGACGAAAAAGACGTCTTTACTGACGGGATTGGAGAGTTCTGATGGTAAAAGAGATGATTCCTATGGCAAACCTGGAAGAGGTCGCAGTTGACATCCGTGAACTGTCGACGAACTTCGCGGACGTCGTGCCGGATTGCACCGGTCTCGGCGTCGACCCGAAAACGGAAGTGGAAAACCGTTTTCCGCTGTACTACTGGCTTCTGAACACGCAGCTGTCCAGGCGCGTGCGTTCGATGATCAACACCGTCGACCACGGCATGTGCATACTGCACAAGGACGCGGCAACGGGTAAGTACGTGATCGAGATCCCGCAGTCGTTTTGGAGCCTTGACTTCCCGGATACGAGCGCAGAGTGCTGCTGGCAGGTGCCGGATTTTGCAAAGTGCGCGTCCAACGTGCCGGTTAACCGTCTGTGCTTGAAGGACTGCGACAACATCGACGACGTCATCATGGACGGCATCCGCAAGGTGAATGCCACCTACGGCGATGTCGCGCGCAAGGGCGAGACCATCCGCACCGTAAAAGAGCGCGTTGCGAAGTGGAGCCTTGCGTTCTTGACTGCGTACAACGTGCTTCTGGGCACGGACAACAACACGACCAGCATTTTAAAGCCGTTCCACGGCCTGTTCCAGGTCATGCTGAACCCGGCGATCGTGAAGCTGTCCGGCGCGGACATTCTGGCGGCGTTTGACCAGCTGTGGTGCAGACTGACGGTGCTCGGCAACACGGACGGCGTGTTTGCGACGCATCCGATCATCTATAACAGCATTATGTCCGTGATCCGCACGGGCCAGAACGGCGAGCTGCCGCTTGGCTGGACCCGTAACGGCGATGAGATCAGCTTCCACGGTATTCGTTTCATCCGTGACATCCACTTCCCGATCGATCTGACGAACGCGAAGGGTAATGTATGGTATCTGTCCAGTGACGCAATCGGCCTGTGGATGGCGGCGGATCTGTCCGGCATCAAGCGCCCGACGTACAACGGCGGCCAGTTCCAGGAAATGCCGCTTGTGGACGGTTGTGGTCAGGAATGCAAGTGGTGGTATAACTACGGCGCGGCGTTCAACAACAACGCGAACAAGCTGGCGATTATCGAGGATATCGCGATCTCCGCGTACTGCGCATCCTCGACCGGTGATCTCGGCGCACTGCTCCAGCCCACGACGATGATTCCTAAAGTATGAGCATCGTTGACCAGTTAAGGGCTTACTGCGACTGCGTAGAAGACATCACAGAAGACGAAGTCGCCGAGATGGTGAATGCCATCAGCTTGGCGACCTGCTGGATGATTTCCCCGTGTGAAACCTTTCTGAAGGGCGCAAGGAGGGAGGTTGTTGACCTTCCCTCCTGCGCCGACTGCCCTGTTGTGTTTGAGCCGTATTACAAGCCGTTTGATGAGAACTCATTCAAGTTCTACCTCGTGAAGGTGGACGGCATCGAGGAGACCACCACGGAGATCACGGAGTTCAAATACAGCGAGGTCGGTCAGGTTTTCCGGGTCAATCCGGGTCTGCCGTCATGTAAGTGCGGGTGTAACCCGTGCTGCGGCTGCCCTCCGGAGTACAAGATGGTTGTCGAGTATGACGCCGGTTATGACGAAATCCCCGACTGTCTGCTTCCGGTATTCTGCCATGTGCTTGAAGTGATTCGGGCAAGGCGGAATTGTGAATGCTGTAATGACTGCGGCTGTGAAGGACAGGAGCCGCAGATCAAATATGCCAGCGGTGATGTGGTATCGGTCCAGTTGGAGACCGAGATCGGTCAGATCCTGGTTCAGAACTATAAGAACCAGATCGGCATGATCTCACTCTGCCGCGGCAGAAAATATTTGTGGGGTTTTGTTGTATGAAGATCAAATTCAACGGAATCATAGAGAAACGCAAGGGCGGCTGTGGTGCTTGCGGACGCAGGAGAACAGAGAGCCAGTTCCAGGTGTCAAAATCGTACATCCTGCCGAGTGGGATTACGAAGGTGTTCAGAACAGGACAAGCGGTTGAAGTGTCAGACACGGATGCCGCTTTTCTGTTGCAGTACAAATACAGATCGCCGCAAGGCGAGATTAAGCAGGTGTTTGAGGCGGTTTGATGGCGACGCTGACGTTGGATGAGTCCATCAGAAAAATACCGGCGCTTCTCGACCGTGTAGCAAAGGAAGCGCAGGAGTACATGTCTGACTACATCCGTAAAAACGCGGATCAGGGTTATCAGACCGGAAAACTTGCAAGTTCGATCAACATCGAACCGCGTGGGGAATCTGCGCGAAGTGTCGGGTCTTCATTGAAGTCCAAATGCGGATTTACTTACGGTCTTGCTGTGGATGAGGGCAGAGGCCCTGTCACGGCAAAGAACCCTTCAGGGAGACTGCATTACTATGACCCAAAGCTGGGCAGGTGGGTGCACCCGAAGTCGGTAGGACCCGCGAGCGGTATCGGATTCATCAAAGCCACCAAAAACTACATCGAGGGTATGAATATCACGCTCTAAGGAGGGCGACATGGCGAAAGAAAAAAATGACCTTCCGATCGAGGAAAATCATGTATTCACCCCGGTCGAAGAAAAGAAGGTGTTCACTCCCCCTGTCAAGAAGGGCGTGAGTGTAGATGCCTTCATCGAGAGGAAACTGAAAGTAATTAACGAATGGCCGGACGGCGCAAAGAAGAGAGCTGCGGTTGAGCGGTTGTTCAGAAACAAGGAGGCTAAAAAATGAGATGTGGAAATGAAGCGGTTTTAAACAAGATCGGTTTGAACCCTCTTAGCCAGACTTCGGAAATCGATTTCCGGCTGCGCAAAGACCTTCCTGACTGCCGCACGATCAATACGCGCAACTTCGTTGCCATTTCGGCCGGCAATACGTACAACAAGTACAAAAAGCCGAAGAACGCGTTTGAGTGCGATCGTCAGGGCTGTGTCACGACAGGCACGTTGTATATGACGGAAGCGGCGGAGACGGTTACGTTCCGGGCGATGTGGGATGCCACGGAGTTCGCTGACGGTGTTGCGACGTTTTATGTCCTTCCGGATGCGTCTCTGACGTCTGCTGACTACCCGATCACCCTGACGTTCAAGATCGCCGCGAACGATCAGTTCACCAATGCTGACGTGTACACGGTGACCCTGACCGAGGACATGCTGGAAGCGGATGGTTACATTCCGGTCCAGATCAATCTTGGCGCGACGCCTACCTCTGTGGAAGGCGAAGGCTGGGAGCCGAACGCCACGGGCGCGTACATCCAGCTGTCGGCTGACAAGCTGGCCGGCTATTCGTCCATCGGGATCTATGATTCCCTGGATGACTTCGATCTGCTGGAGACGGTAACGATGTCCTGTCTGACGACTGTCGGCGGAACATTCGACCTTGAAGTCGTGACGCAGCAGTGCCAGGAAGCGAAGTACAACGACGACGTCCAGACGTTAGAGTTCCCTGTCACCGGCACGCAGATCACGCCGAACTTTTTCAATCTCTTCCCGATGATGCGAAAAGGCAATCGTACAGTCGGTTATGAGATGACCACTGTCACGAGAACCATCGGTGCGGATGGCAAGATCACGCTGGCTGACCTGAATCAGGAAGTCTGCGGATACGTTTCCGTTCAGGCTGCTGATTCCTGCGATGTGGACACCTATCTGCATTCTTCGTCCATCAATCAGGCCGACATCGATGACGGCCACTTCCTGATCGACAAGAAGCAGGACGGCACGAGCGACATTGTGTTCAACGTCTCCCAGGCGGGGCAGGAAGTGCTTGTCCGCTATCCGAGAACGGCGGAGATTGAAGAGAGCGTCGCGAACATCGACTACCTCAATTCGAGCCAGCTGTCGGCTACGGTTCCTTACGAGCTGAAGTCGAAGGGCGGCGTAAAAAAGGTGCTTCTGGTGTTCGACAACGTCTTCGTCACATCCTTCCCGATCACCATCACGAACGAGGAAAACGCTTTCGCGTTCACGCTGGCAATCGGCAGGGATTCCGAAGGCAACTTCATGCGCGTACAGAAGATCATTGGATGATCCTCCCAACTTTTTCATAATTTCTTTTTGCGTACGGGGGATGGTTTCGGCCATCCCCCCTCCTTCAACATACAGAGAGGTGAACTATGACAAGAGAAGATTTCGATTTGATCGAAGGCGGCTTACAAGAAGCCGAAAAAGACGACACTCCGTTTTTAATCCCCGGCGAGAACGAGTTGGCTGTCGTGGGCGACGCAAACAAAACGGAGATCAATTCACATGATTTTGAAATTTCCTTCCGCCTGCCACCGGAGAAGAAGGGTGAGTCTTACCGTGTTGTGAAGAAAAAGTTTGAGGACGTCTATATCACTCCCCGGCAGGACACGAAGATTCTAAAGGCCATCACGACCATGATGCCGTATTTTAAATCGGTGAAACCGGATGGAAAGGTCGAAGACCTCACGGCAGAAGAGAAGATAGAGGTATTCGAAGCGATTGGAGATGAAATATACGACGCGATGTACGACCTCGTTGCTTTTGTTTTAAAGATCGACAAGGATCTGAAGGACTACATGATGCCGACATCCGTTTTAAAGGCGACCGCACAGATCATACAGTCATTCCCTGAAGCGATCAATGAGGCGGATTCTTTTTTCGAATAATCGTCCGTGAAGCATTTCAAAGCGGAAGAAGCGTAAGTCACGCGAGAGACAGTTATTTCGCTGATTTCAACACGTATACACATATGGCGCACTTCGTTGCAAAGCACCTTCATCTGAGGCCAAACGACATCTTGGATAAATGGGGCGTGCCTGAATTAATTGTGGCTTACGGCGAGTACGCAAATGAGATTGCGGACGAGAATTTCCGTTCATGGAAGGCATCTCAGGATCGAAGAAAAGGTCCGCCACCGATGCCGAAGAGATATGTAGTCCGATTCATAGGACCGAAAGAGCTGGAAGATGGACAGAGTTGAACTGATTATACAACTGACAGGGGATAAGGAAGCACTTTCATCCCTGAAAAGCGTCAAAGCTGCCGTCGACCAGTTAAAGAACACCAAGGTCCAGCTGAAGATCGACAAGATTGATATTGAACGCGAGATTTCACGTATCAAAAGGCTGATTGATGACCTGACGATCAAAAAACGTGAAGTCAAACTGGATGGCGGTGATGTAAAGGCAGTCGAAAGAGACATCATCAACGCCAAAAAAGAGCTTGCCGAGCTGACCGAGCGGAAGCGTTCGATCGAGCTTGAAATGAGAGGCGCGGATATTGCCGCGCAGCAGGCAAGGGAACTCGAAAAAGAGTTATCCAACGCAGAGAATGCCGCACAGCGGCTTGGCGGTGCGTTACAGTCTATCGGCGGCGCGATGCAGTCTGTCGGTTCGATGTTCAAGTCGATCAGCGGTATGTTCGACAGCAACATCGTCGACACTTTAGAGCGTTATGCCACGGTCATGACGGCGAGAATGTTCACCCAGAATTGGGGCAAGGCATTCGAACGCTATGACATTCTGTCCACCTATGCCGACTATCTGAACATGGTTGGCGTGTCTGCGGACGAAGCAAGCGCGTCATTAGATAAGATCAACGCAAAGATTCAGGGTATTCCTGTCGGGCTTTCGGACGTTGCATATCAGACCAGGATGTATCAGATGTACCTGGATGATATGGAGCGTGCCACGAACCTTGCCATAGGCTTGAACCGCGCATTGGTTGCAGGCGGTGCAAACGAGCAGATGCGCAACACCGCAAGGTACGAGATTGACCGTTTGCTGGCGACCGGGCAGCTGAATACGTCAAGGCAGTGGAGAGCGCTGCTGCAAGGTCTCGGTGTTTCGGCGAGATACCTGCGGGAAGTCATGGGCTATGAGGGGATGTCCGCGAATGATTTTGCGGAGGCCCTGTTCACGAAGCAGATTTCCGGCGACGAGTTTCTTCGCGGCATCGAAGCACTCGCCGATTCCGAATCGCTGAATCAGGCGATCGAGATTTACAGAGGCACGATCGAGTCAGGTTTGTCGAATATCGGCTTCGCGCTGACCCGTGGTAAAGCGAATATCTTAGCCGCATTGGACGAGACGCTTGACGAGACCACCGCAAGAGGTATTTCGGGGTGGCTGTACGAGATCCGTGACGGCATCAATGAAGTCTACAAGGGTATCGCGACATGGGTCTCTGAAAACCCCGAGAAGGTCAGGGGGGCCGTTGACGGCATCCTTGAAGTCTTCCAGCGAATGCAGGAGTTCGACTGGTACGGGCTGGCGTCGAAGCTCACAACGGCATTCGGGAATTACGTTGACCTGATGCTGAAGTTGTATGACGCCGTTCCTGAAGGGATGTTCGAGGAACTGATCACATTCGCCCTCGTATGGGCGGGTCCGATCGGAACGGCGCTACACGGTCTCGGTGGCGCGTTCATGGCTCTTGGCAGGGCTCTTGAATTTGCAGGCAGCAAGTGGGGCTGGATCAAAGAGTTTGCTGCGCTCAATGCCGGGAACGGCATATTAGGCGGAGCCGCATTATACGGCGGGGCGATCGCAGGTTTTGGTTTGATGATGGCCGGTTATGCGAAGGAGGCGGAAAACGCCGAGTACGCCCTTCGTGATTACGCGGCTGCCATCGATGAGGCTGACCGGCTTGGTAAGTTCAAGAACCGGCTGGAAGCCTTCGCGTCAAGCGGCGATGTAGAAGGCCTTGAAGAAGAACTCAACGCGGTACGGAAATACAAGGAAGAACAGGAGCGTATCCTGTTTGACTTGCGCGATCAACGCGAAGAGTTACAAAGCGGCGGCATCGATTTTACTCTTGACGAGAACGGTCAGCTTGGAGAGAGCGCCAAGAAGCTCGCGGAGCTAAACGGAAAAATCCACGAAAACCAGAACGAGGTCAATATCGCGACATCGTATCTGGAACAATACTCAGGCGTTCTGAAGGTCTTGAAAGAGGCTGCAGATCAGGCGGCTATGGAAAAAGCCTTCCCTGAAGGTCCTCCCGACATCGGCAAAGAGCAGTTGCAGACGCTGACAGAGTTGATCGGGCTGTGGTCTGAATTACGGAAAACTGCGGCGCAGGCCATCCAAAAGCAGGTCGAGGGCTTCGGCGAGATCGAGAAGGCAGCGACCGTCAAGGTCGGGGATCTGACAGAGAATTTAAATTCGCAGGCAGAGGCTTTAGAGCATTTCTCCGAAAACCTCGGAAAAATTGACAGATATGCTGCTGAAATTGGCGGTAAGCAGGGCGAGGTTCTCGCAAAACTCGGCGGGGAGATTGCGCAACAGGGTCTTGAAGGCGCGGGGTACGCACAGGGCATCAACGACGCCATTGAAAAGGCGATCGAGTCTGATGATTGGAGTGCCGTTGACGCTTTAATCAACGCCTTCAACAGGAAGCTGGAGGCGGAAGAAGATGCAATCGACATGTCTGCCTTTGCGCAGACGTTCGCGGAGAAGTTCTCCGAATCGCTGGAAGTCGCCTTTGAGAACATCGAAGGTTTCGGGGCTGTCGAGAAGTTCCTGTTCGGTGATGGTGAACTGACGGATCTCATGGATGAGATCACGGGGCTGTCGCAAAATATCAAGCTGTCGTATGACATGCTTCAGGAAGAAGTGCAGAACCACGTCGACGAGGTCGGACCCATCATCAGCAACCTTATCGGTATCGACGAGGCGAATTTCGAAGAACAGAAGCAGTTGATGGCAAGCCGGGCGAAGGAGATGGCGGAAGCGGTAATCGCCGCGCTGGAAGAGGCGAAAGCTGCTGTCGGCGGCGGTGAAGACTCCGAAGAGTCGATGGTCGGCGGATTCCAGGCGATGCGGTCGGAGATCATGCTGATCGTTGAGGAATCCTTGCCGATGTTGACAACTGCCATGCAGGACACATCTACGTCGAGTGTGACCGCCATTGACCAGATTACGGATGCGGTACAACGGCTGATCGAAAAGATTCAGCAGTTGATCCAGATACTCGAGAGATTAAGACAGAAGTTTTCCGAGGTGTCGTACAGCGCGGTTGCCGCATTCAACCAGGTCATTAATTCAGTCCAGCAGGCCATCAACAAAGTCCAGGAGCTGATAGATAAGCTGATGGAACTGAAGTCCTTCGACGGCATGACCATCAACGTCAACGTCAACATGGGCGGCGGAGAAGGTGAAGGTGGCGAAGGCGAAGGTGGCGGTGAAGGCGGCGCGACAGGCGGGCTGTTCACGAAGCCCGGCAAGCCTCCGAGCTACTACGCCAAAGGCGGATGGGTGTTCATGAAGCCGA